CTAGGTCACATTCTACGTATCAGAATGATGTAAGCCTGACAATTTCTCATGGTGTATTCCATTCCCAATCAAATACTGCTCTTTCTCTTGCCTGATTTCAGTGATGTTGTACTATATAACTATGGATTCTTGTAATTGATGATGGGATATTAGTAAACTGTTGTTTATGCTGTAATCTATACCTTCACTTAATATTTATCTCACAACTTAATGGGTTAGTAGATGTATGGTCTCCAGATGACACAAACTTTCATACTATCTCATCATCAGATGTTCAATCTGGTTGAAATGATTGTCTCATTATATTTGGTTCCCATATTTCTATTGTATTTGTCGGATTTCAGTCAGCTTTTATTCATACTATCAGACTTCTTCACGCATTATTACCATAGAACTTATTACTGTATACCATTGTGTCTCTTAGAGACATGAACTGGTCATATGTAGCAGGTCTAATGTTATCAGAAATAGGATACTCACTAGGAGTAGCTCTATAATTATAATTTCATCCTTCTTGTATCCATTCCATGCTAACTAATTTATATCATAAACGTTATTTGTTTTATCTTTACAATGGTATGTAAGTTTTACTTCTCTTACTATAGGTGTTGCTTTCACAGCCTCTTCCTGTCTCGCACTAGGATTAGCAGGTGGAGTATATCTAGTAATAACTATAGCATATGTTATAGTCTGCCAATCAAACTTAAATGATGAATCTCAACTATTCAAATCGTTAAATAAATTAGACTTTTCTGCTCTAGTTCCTGCCGAATCCTGTGTTATGTGCATAGCATGATACCAGTTATTAGCTTTAGTAAACACACTTGTAGATTTCCATAAGTTATTAGGAGATACATACACATCTATAGTTCCATTATAATTAGTAAGAGGATTAAGCTCAAAGTTCATCCTTATCTCATCTAACATCTTAGTTATAGTACCTCACTCTCTTCATTCAAATTCCCTAGAAATCAGAACTCATTTCTGTTGATATCAGTCAACTCATGTATCATACAGTCTCATAGCGTAACATCAATCTTCTGTAGACACATATAAGATACCTTTATTTTCACACAATCCATATACCTGTACATTATTATTTAATAGCCACTTCATATATCATTTATCGAATCATTGTGGATTGTATCTAAATTTGAAGACTCCATAAGCGTCTGCGATGTAAATATTACCGTCATTGTATGCTCATGATATAGATGTCGGTCCAACAAAATAAGGTGCCTTATTATTTACATCGAACACGGTCATACCTGCTCTTTGAGAGAATAATTTTACTGGAGTTGCTCATATCATTTTGTTGAAATCTATAAGAGCGTCTGAAGCATATTCTCAGATACTAGATGTATAGTAATCTATACCATTAATAGAATATACATGTAATACTCTTACTCATGTTAAGTCTACTACATTATATACAAATGTACTTCTTAGGTTGTTATTACCTTGATAGTAATAAACCTTAGTATTCCATCATTTATCTACTGCCCATACTTTCAGATATTCAAAAGTACAAGTCAGAGCTACTACTGTGACTCAATCTTGATAATCGAGTACTTTTTTCCATCCTGTTTTTCAGTATGTTGCTCATGCTCTATCTGTATCTAATTCTGGATAGTACACCCAAATTTCATCACCACACGCTACTACTAATCTTGTGTTATTGTAGTTCAGAATTGCTGTAATTCTTCACTTCATCTCTCATGCTATATCATTTTTATCTTCTATAGATGAATCTGTATAATCGTTATGGTCATAAGGTAGATATTTATGTTCATGGTCAGCTCAGTGTCATGTTCATGCTGATAATGGTACACTGAATAGATATCAGTTATCTTCTCATGTTAGATTCCCACCATACCAGAATCTGTTTTGAAATACTACTCATGGAACTCATTTATATGCTGTAGCATATAATGTTCATGCTTTATTATCAAATTCAGTCCATTTGCTGACTGGGTCTCAGTCTTGATTAGGTGCTAATGGTCAATCTGGTCGGTCTTCTCAGTCTGAATCATAATATCAGTTAAACTGAAATCTTTTTAAGTCTATTTCATCTCATGGTCTACTTGTTATAGGAAGTGCCATAACTCAGTCGTTTCATAGACTAACTAACTGACATTTAGAATAAGAACTAACGAATGAAGTCCTAGTAGATAACTTAATACCATGCATTTCATCATCTGTATTTATGTTTGAGCTGTACTGAAAACTATTGTCTAGTCAGTAATACACATCCTGTGCTACACCATCTGTCCAGCTAATCTGTGATATTACATTACCTCATCTTGCTGCTGTTACCTGTCTCCTTGCTTCTCAAACTGCCATCTATGTATTAATAATGACTAAAATATGAAGTATTAGCCTGATTCTCCTCAGCTGGTCTTTTATCCTTATTAAGTCCATATATATTATCATGTAGAGTGTTCTCATATTGCTGATAATACCATTGTGCCTGCTCTGGATTCTCTGCCTGATATAATCTGAATGTTAGATAATCATCTATAGCGTCAAAGAAATATCGTGGTAGATTTAAGCTATCTATGTTTGTACTCATAGATAAATCATTAATATTTGGCATATAGTTATAACTAAGAGCTAATCAGTTATCTACATTCTCATCTGGTGTAGGATATATCTTGATTGTATTCTTATCTACGAACGTAAATCTAGGGTTCGTTTTAGATACTCTGTTCCAGATAATAGGTTCTCAGATTTGTTTTCAATCTGTAGGTTTTATATTATAGTCTCATAAGTTAATTAATCTACATACTCTATATAAAGGCATTCAGTTCTTGTCAGCTTTATATGCTACTCTTAACTGAATAATAGAATAAAAATCTGGAGTATTCGCTACTCCAAGTGGTAAAGTATATTCAGATTGTCATGCTCTTATATCCTTTATTGCATTAGCAACGTTCTGTTTTCATGAAACATATTCCATAACCATCTTCTGGAATGTTAAGTATCATTTCTTAAACCATGCTAACCATACATTCTCGTTCACCTGACTCGCTCATCTTATTTCTTCTGTACACCAACCTTCATACAAATTTTCTATAGTTGTCATCTACTGCTCTTTTAAGAGATAAATATCAGTCTGATTATTCCAGAAGGTTACAAATTGTAACCCCCTGTATATAAGCAAACTAACTAGCAATTAGTCATTAAGAGATTCTTGCCATGCATAGTCTGTTCCAGCTCTTGTTTCCATTCTTACGATGAACAAGTCGTTTAGAACAGCACATCCATACATACATTTCCATCCAACTGTTGCTCTTTGATTTAATGGGTCTTCAGTTCCTGCAGCTCCAAATGGTTTGTAGAAAGTCTGTAAGTTTTGAAGAGTTCCAACTCAGTAAGCACCTTCTCTGAAAGCGTATGAAGGGTATACATAGAAATCTGTATCTGCGTCAACTAAGATAGGTTTAACGTTAGCTGAGATATAGATATCGTAGTTTACACCTGCAGTTACGAATCCATCTTTAACTCCTTTGAAGTCTTCATAGATTAGTTTATTCAACCAAGTATTAGTAGAAGATGATTTAGCATAATCTAAGAATACATTAGGGTGCATAATAATCTTGAATCTTTCTCCAGTCTGTCCTTGTGAAGCCAAGAATGTACATGCTTTTAGAACTAGGTCTAAATCCATTACATCTGCAGCTGTTAATTCACTTCTTTGAGTAGCTGTACCAGCGAAAAGACTTCCAATTGAACTATTTAAGAGAGTATCTTGAATGAATTCATCGATAAGTCTTCCTGCGTTATTAGCCAATTCTCTTCCTTGTGCAGCGATGATAGGAAGTAATGTTTCTACATCAAGTACATCTGAGATGATTGAGTAGTCTCCTAATTGAACAGGTACTGCAGTTACAGTTTTAACTACATTAGTGTGTCCGTCTGGAGTAACTCCTTCAGTCAAAGCAGCTTGTTCAAGAGTAGTTTTCATAACTCCTAATCTTGGCCAAGTAATTGATTTGTATCCAACGTGTGAAGCCTTAACTCAGAACTTCATGAATACAGTAGATGGTTCTCCATTCTCTAGGAATGATTTTTTAAGTAAGTAAGTAAGGAAATCGTTTACGTTTGAAACGTCGTCGATGTTGCTTGTTTGCATAATGTTAGCAGCACCACTTGTTGCTACATTAAATCTGTCGAAATCAGGCATTGTAAATAAATGTTATAAGCTAAATAAATATTTAGCCAATCCAACTTAGTTCTTATACCGAGATTGAGTTTTAGCAAACTTAAGCAATTCTTCAGTATTCATATCGCCAAGTTTCTTTCCTTCAAACTCAGTTGTCGGATTAGCTCATGCGATAACACTTTTTGGTCAATCCTCTGTAGCAGTAGTAGTAGCAGTAGAAGTCTGAGTAGTAGTAACAGTTGGTTTCCCATTCTGTCCTTCATACAATGAAACCATATCATCGATACTTAATGTTCAGTACTTTTCAGCGAAGGAATCGAAATCCCCATCGTATCCTCTACTCTTCATAGTATTACCGAAATAAAGTTTCTTGTCTGCAGCTCTTCAAGCTATTTCTGCGTCTAGTTTTGCCTGTAAGTCGGACATCTCCTGAGCATGCTTTTCTCTCAATTTAGCATATCCAGATTTCTGTTCAACTTCAGTGTTATCAAGTTCCATATCAGTCATCTGATAATAAATAGAATGTAAAGTCATGGCATTCTACAACCACGAATTGATTTTAAGTCGTCAACTTGACTACAATTGATTAGTTTATAGACATGCAACTTCGGTCTCGAATATTTGAGAGTTATTCGTCTACTTTTTCTCCTCTCAGGATAGCTTCAGCTTTCTTAACTGCTTCCTGAGCTTTTTTTACGTCTTCTGGGTCAGTGATGATAACCTTTACAAGTCTCTCCATCTCCCCCATTCACTGAGTAAATGCTCATAGAACTTCATAGAAAGAGAATCCTTCTGTTTTAGCATTGAAGCAATTGTCCTTTGCTAATACTAAGATGTTTTCATCCTGTTTCTCTACTCTTTTTTTCATACATTTAAGTAGAATTTCCCATCATGCACTTTGAGCTAGTTCTTTAACCTGCTCAATTTCCTCATCAGTGAGGTCATCGAAGTTTTTTTGTTCAACTTCTTTAGTTTCTTCGGCTGTATCAGCCTGCATTAATTCTTCCTCTAATGCCATAGTTAGTTATGCTTATCAAATAAAATACTTTTGTTATTTTCTATTATCCACTTTATGGGTTTACCCCACGTAGTTTCTAAACAGTATTTGACTTGGTCCATGAACAATGTCTTGTCTATGGTATCCATTCACTCTGTCATGATTGCTATGTCCTCTTTAGAGAGCATTCAGATAGGCTTTTGATACTTCCTAAGGAAGTTATGTATCATCTTTCTGTACACTTCCTTTTTGTATCTTTTCTTCTTAGCTCTATCTATGTCCTCTATCTTGATTTTCTCCCTATAAGGTTCTTCCTTAATAAGGTCATCGATATCTCTAAGAATCTGCCACATCTTATAATCTTTCAGTTAAAAACTTTTTAAGTTTATCTACCATACTCATATCAACGTTATGCTTCTCTAACCATTCTTTATCTCTCTTGTACACATCTGAACTTAATCCATGTGATTGAAGATATAATCTGATGTCTGCTGGAAGCATGAACATTGGTACTGGAGCAACCTGTGCCTCAAATCTGATTCTACCCTGTGGTTTAGTTATTACAGAACCACCAACGTCTCCAAGAATTTTTTGAGCTTTCTTTTCAACTACTTCCTGAGCTTTGTTCTCCTCAACATTCTTTACGCTGTTCTGCGTATTTTGAGGGATGGTAGTAACTTGCTTTTTTGATGATACCGTTTTCTTCGCACCAGTCGTATCCTTTTTTTTTAATACGATGTTTCTCTTAGCCTTTGCCATGATGTAATATTATAATATAAAATTATCACATTCAATTAGATACATCCAGACTCTGCATTCATCATACATTCAGACTTGTTCATCTGTTTCCATGTGAACCAACGTCATATCATGTTCATGAATCTACGTTATCAGTAGTACCGTAATTTATTTTAGTCAAAGGATTCTGATTATCTTCTCCAGCAGCCTTGAAGTCTGTAACTTTAGGTTGTGAAGCCATATTCATCTCCTCTGTTCCTAAACCTTGTGATACCATATATTGTAACGCCTGTATAGCTCTAAACTTAGCGTCAGTATCTTCTGCCTTGTTATAGTACCATAACCTTTTCTGTATGTTACAATCTACTGGTATATATATTGATATATTATGATTAAGCAATAGAACATCTTGTTTACATTGATATTCTTCCAAATCCATCTGAGTTACACTATCTATCTCACTTTCGTCCAATCAGTTATAATATGCTATAGCCTTCTGAATGTTCGTAAGTAAATATGGTGGTGTCTGTGGATTGTTTACCAACATCTGATACTGCTCTTGATAAGCAGCTTTCTTCTCTTGATAAATGATATCCTTTAGGATTGGGTCAACTACCATGATTGAGAAGTCTCCTCTGATATCCTTCTTTGATATCTTCTTATATGTTCAGCTTAATCAGTTATTTGTTCTACGGATTACCTTCTTTGAACTATTTTTCCAATGATATAGCATGAATGCTTTATATAGCTCTGCAAAGTCCTTAGTTCAGTAAGATAAAATCTGATTCTGTAATGATGTAATCATATTAGCATTAATCTTCTGAATCTTAGAAGCTGTTGCTGTATTAGGGTCACTGTTTCCAGACAATCCTAATCATTGAGCCGTAGCGTTAGTGAATGATTCAGCCAATGCTTTATTCTTAATCATTCACAATGAATTATATAAGTCTGTACTTATCTGTGTTTGTGGTAATTCATATACCATAGACGCAATTGGTTTTGTCATATCTCTCATCTTAACTGGGAACCATCTATTTTTAATAGATTGATTCTTAAGTGTATCGATATTATTCATGAACACTTGTTCATCGATGAAGATATTTCATCACATCGCTTCTCTAGTAACCTTAATCTTATATAGATTAAGTAATAGTTGCTCTGTTCTATGTCAGTCTTCTATTATATTTACTAATGAAGTTCCCCACCAATCCTGTGCGTCATATGCAAATCAGTATACTGCAATAGGTATAATATTATCTGTCTCTGGCACGTCATATATATCTAGGATTTGGTCACATAGCATGAGAACTAAATATAAGTTATTCTCACCTGTTTCTTCATCATAGATATATGTATAATGATAGTGGATTGTGTAATGTCCAGTAGTTGAATTATAACAAGTAGATATGCTTCTTAGGAATGCGTCTTCTGTTTCTAATCCGTTAATGTAAACATCATAGTTATTAACTATCATTTCCTTGAATTCCTTGTTAGCTGCTACTGGTAATTCTTCTAGTTGTTTTCTAGTAACCACTCTATCAAATCAGAAGAATGGATAGTCCTTTACTAGAAGTGAACCATCATTATAAGGATAAACAAATCTTGGGTCTATCCTTTGTACTGTTGGAACGTTCTTTTTCTTGTCATATCCACTAAAAAGAAAGACGGCTTTTCAATATTTAGCAATATCTTCTAGTCACATGTATCTATCAAAATCCCATCTTTCATTTACATAGTCAGTTTTGAACATATCTGTGAAGTTTCTAGCTTCCATCTGATATAAGATGTTTTCGTCTTCCCAACTGACATCTGGCTCATTGATAATACATGTAGCCTGCATTGTTCTGGCACATGACCAGAAAATCTGACTTCTTAGTAACTCATCGTTCCTTTTAGTTGAATATATATCTTTCTGAGACAGAAAAAGAGAGTTTTTAGAACGGTTTGCTTCAAAACCGTGTTTATACTCTCATATTATCTTTTGTCTTAACTCATCTGTTAATTTTATCATCTATCTTGCGATTGAAGTTAAATAACTGCTTATTTCATCATCGAAATATCTTAAATATGGATACATTCTCATTATCATAGTATCTAATAAGTCTGGTGACCTTCAGATTCTTGCTTTCATCTTATCCTTAGGTTCTATCCTAGTCTTTCCATCTATAGATTTCTCATCTATATAGCAGTTTAACATCTCCTGTACTAAGACTTCCCAGTCCTTATCTGCGTCTAAATGTTCCCATTTCACAGCAATTTCACCTTTCTGTATCTTATCCTGTAGTAAGAATGCACATTGACTCTTCAGATTAGCATAATTCTGCTTTGCTCATGTTTCCACTGGCTTAGAATTGTTTACGAATCACGTACTATACGGAATTCCATCTACAACTCATCATCCTACTCAGTCTGCGTCGATTATTATGTTCCTTGCCTCAATTTCATACTGATTCTGGAGCAACATAATCGACGTCTTCACATCTTCTACACTACTTTTAGCATATGTCCATACTCTTATCCATGTATTTCACCTTCGTAAAGATATTCTAGTCGTATCTTTTCCGAATCTGGCAACGTCACAGATTAAGAAGTATTGGTCTCAACGAGATTCGTTTGTCTTTAGTCTATCCAAATCTCATTGTTTGAATAACATCCAGTTATTGTCATCGAAATCCCATTTTCAGTATAATAATCTGTTTCTCGTCCTCTCACTGGCTCTTTCTAGGTTCTCGATATATCATTTATCGATAAAGTTATTAGAATATACCAATGATGGAATGAAAATAGCTTTATCTCAGTCCTTATGCTTACCTTTATAGTATCTTTCGTATACGTGTCATGGATTCGGATTAAATGTCTCTAATACCTTACCCAATATCCCATATTCTGTGTTCTTAAATCTTCAAACTCTGGTCTGTAAGATTTCTATTCACTCTATAGGACATTCTGCTGACTCTTCCACGAAAGCTCATGTAAGTTCCAGACTTCAAAACCTATTATACAATGGGTCCTGTGGCAAATAACATCATTCCCTTAATAATATCTGACTACCATTAGGAAATGTGATGATATTCGATACATTATTAAGTTTACCACGCATATTCTCTGGTATCTTGTAATCATTATAGAATTTCTCTAATGAAATTACAGATGTTTGCTTGATATTCTTAATAGTGTCTCTAACTAGAGCATACCTAACTCATGGATATTGGTTACACATTCTCCATAACCATATGATTCATAGATAAGTTTTACCTCATCATGCTCATCATCCATATCAAATAGCAGTATGTTCGTCATCCATTAACACTTCAAACGCTTTCTGCTGATTCTCTGTTAGTTGTATCTCTACGTTCGCCATAATATTATCTCTGTGGACAAAATTAAAATAATTATTGCTTTTTTTTATGATTCTCCCTCATCTGCCTTAAATATTCCTCGTAATCCCTCTTTTCTTTCAGCTTTGCTCTGTATTTTCTCTTCTTTTTAGCTTCTACCGTCTGTGAATATCACTCTTCATCCTCTGGTGGAATCTTCCTTCCTATCCATTGCTGGAATTCTAAGAGGCTAATCTCCTTAACGCTTCTTCCTCATTCTCTCGTGGGGTCGATTTCTCTCAGGAATTCGCAGATGTATCAGAGGCAGAGCTTGGATTTGTAGATTTCTGAGAGTCATTCTGTTGCTGGTCTGCTCATTCTTTAGCTGGAACTGAAATAAATTGTACCTTTGGTACATTATCCTCAACTACTTCTCATTCCTCTGTAAGTCATGGTATAGTATTGAACCTTCACTTATCCCTTAACTCTAAATATCTTAACGCTGTCTTTGCGTCTCATTGCCAAATCCTCTTCATAACTGCTGTTCTAGCCATCTGCTTTGGAAAATTCCTTGCCCTATCCATTCTAAGTGCAAAATCTGCGTCCTCATTATAATATTTATAATATGCTGCAACACTTATTCATGCTGCGTCACATGCTTCCTTAACAGTAAAGTCTAATCTGAGACAATCTTCTACAGTCTTAAAGTGTTCTTCTGTTAATTTTGGTCTTCACATAGCCCTCTGATTCTCTGCTACGTCCTTAGGCATTAACTCTCTAACACTTTTAATCTTGGTTAGCTCTGTCTCGTCCTTTACCTCATTCCCATCATCCAAATACTCTGTAATATCAAACATTTTGATTAATAAAAATAAAAACGCTAATGTCTCTTAGCGTATTCTTCCCATATATGTCACCATTTTCTTCATGGCTTATAAAAATTTTTACTCTTCCATAATTTCTCATTCTCTCTAATGAGCTGTGGTATTTTTTTATTTAGGTCATATTTCTTTCATTTTCACTTAGCAAAATCCCTACTCAGCTCCTTTAATCTTGCTGATGTCCCTGCTCAAAATTTGTCATCCAAATTTACATCATAATGGTCATTCGTCTTCATCTTTAACGCTGGGTCTCATAATGGTCACGTAATCCTATTACATGTATGACATTGTGCATTGATGTTCTCTTCCTCTAAACATATATTTGTGAACCTTCTCGAATATCTATGCCCTCATGCTAACCCTCACCATGAACAAAATGCGTCACATGAAATACATCTACCACACCCATCTGGGTCCGTATCCCTAAGTCTGGCATTCTCCTGTGCTATCTGCATGGCAAACTGTAGTGGCTTTATCTTTGGTCATTCAGATTTATATTCCCTCTTTGGCTTTCACTTCCATTCCCTTATCTCATTCAAACATTTCCTCTTATACTCCTCTTCCTTCTTCCTAATATATGCGTCCCTCTTCCTATTGTACTTCTCTATCTCATAATCAAAATTCTTCTCCATTACCTTCTTCCTGTTCTGGATTAAGATGTCAAACCTAAATTTAGCCTTAACCCTCATCTCCTCAGTCTTCTTGTCCCATTTCTGCTTAATAGTGGCCTCAGATTTCTTCATGGCTTGTGTATTAATATAAATTATTACCAGACTAATATCCTTTTTTTCTTATTTTTCAAGACTTTTTAGAAACTAGTCTCTATTTAGTCAGACTTATCCCTTTCCTTAGCTGCCTCTATCACTCATTCCTTAAATGATTCCCTACTCTCCTGAAACCTACTACCTAATAAACTCTTAACTTTATCATAACATATATCTATTACATGACTACTTAGCCTTCAATATCTCCTACACTCCTTCTCCCAATACTCCCATTGTGTCTTAGCCTCTTCATAATCTCAGTTCTCACCTTTATATCAGGTAATTTTACCTTCTAACTCCCTCACCCTATCCTTTAATATGGATATGACTGCGTCCTTATCTACTACCTCATACATCCCATTTATCTTAACTACATCACCACGTAAAATAAGCCTGTCAACTAGCTTATTGTCGTTTGGATTCTTCCCTAAATACTCTAATAACGACTTCTTTGTCTCAAATCACATGTTTTACCAGTTATGAACTAAATATCAGGCAAAAATACCTGATAATATCATACCAAAAAAAATATAGATTACAAGCTGTAATCAGGTAAAATTACCTTGTCGTATTTTCCAGAAAATAGCGAGTTATAGATATACATATACACCCACACGCACGCATTTGGGGGGTGGGGGTTTGGTCGCAAGAGAAGGCATAAGCTCTGCTCTCTTCATCCGTTCGTGGTTCATCCATCCACTGACTGGAATGGAATCCGAAAATCTGGACATTTTTGAAATCCTGAAGGCTGAAAAACTGATGAGAAATCCCAGTTCTCTTCGTTGTGAAAAATCACCAGAGCGTCATGGGATGGATGAAGTGGATAAATTATCCAGTCAGAGAATTTTAGGAGCTTTTTAGCGTTTTTATATACACACAAAAGCAAGCTAGATTCAAAAACGCTAGATTATATTTGATTTTTGATTCTATCATGAATCCTGCTTGAATCCAGAATCTGGATTGAATCAAAATTGAATCCATTCTTATATTGTTTTTTTTGTATGATACAAAGCCAGAAAAGGGATAAAAAAATCTGATTAAAAATCGCCGTTATTTTTCCATTTTCTACAGGTTCAAAAATCCTGTATTTTTTACCATTCAGGGATGATGAAACACTAGAGCAGAACTGATATAAAAAAAAGTATTGTATTTCTCTTGACATTATAATCCATTTTCTTATAAACTAGACAGAAACAAGGCAGGAACTGGAGATATCCAGCAACGCAGAGTTTCATCAGTTCTAAACTGGTCAAACTCGTTTCGAGATGTGTTCTTTCATAGTATAAGCAAAACGGACGCCAGTGAAAATCTGGACGCTATAAAATGCTCGTTGTAGTATAAGCCAGTTCAGAACTATGTTCTGGATTGTTGGAGTCATAGGTGAAAGCCCTGCTCGTGTCCTGCTAGTAAATTTTTGACTATGAGTCAATATCTGAGTTCTGAATTATACTTTTTTTATTCTTAACTTATAAAATCATGGAAAAACTACGATACAATTACAACTTTTGAATCTGATTTAATGATAAGGATTCAAAAATCCAGCAGTTATCAACTGAAGAAATTATGGAAAAATTAGAAAATCTGACTGTAGAAATATTAGGATTTTGAACTATTTCGGATATCCAAAAATGAGTTTACACGCATGAAAACTGAGAAAAAGTGACTGAATATTCAGTCACAATCAATTGGAAAACTGAAGAAGCCAGTCGTGAACTGGTTTCTCAATTCACTAAAGCTGTAAAATCAGCTTTGAATCAGGAATCTGTACTAGTTTCACTTACTAGAGAGTGGGTTCAATTTGCTTAAAAACATCAGTTCAGAACTCAGATATTGGCTTTTAGCCTTTTTATCTTTTTATTCGATAAAAACATGGGAAAAACTGAATCAATCTGGCATTTTTGAGAGTTTACAGTGGTAAACTCATGGAATAGAACCAGATACAACACAACTGAAAAATCAGAGATTTTCAGGTTGGGAACTTATCTGAATCCTGTTGCTGTGGGATACTATTCATGGATAAATAGACCACGACAACGTTATGACTATGAAAGCAGTCTGGACAACGCTTTAGACCATCTTCTGGACTCAATCAGCTGGAAACAATATGAAGAGTGGAAGGATGATATAGACCAAATCAGACTGGCACTAAAGAAAATGGAAAATTATGAAGGAACTCCTAGAAATTAGGAGTTCTGAACCTTTATTTCTTAATTTTACAAAATCATGGCAATGATAGACATTAGACCACACAGAAGATATCAGTTCAGAACTGACTTTGATATCGATTGGATGAAGTTAGATGAATGAGATTCAGAAGAGACTGAAAGATATGAAAAACTAGATGAGAACTACTATTGCTTTACATTAGACTTTTTTGAGCATAGTATTATCAGATTCGACTTAGTAATCGATAGGAAGGACATTGGATATTATGAATTTGATAGAAGTAGGAACGTCTGAATCATATGAATAGAAAAATCTGAATGAATGACTCAAAAGCAGGCTTTAGAACTGGCAAGAGCTGAAATTGAAGAGTATAACTACTATCTGAATTGATGGGATGAAGATGAAGAACGATAAACAAAATCCAGATATAACCTAACAAAATCAAACAAAATCCTTTTTATATCTTATATTTAGATGAATCATGAATAAAATTACAGAGCAATCAGCAATGGCTTTCAAAAGCTGAAAAAACTTCAAACAGTCTAATACTCAGACTGTAACTAGAGATTGAATCAGTAGATTCTATCTTCATGGAAACGAAATAGCAGTTCTGGATAGGAATTGCTGACAATTGAAAATTTGGGATTGTGGATGGGAATCCAAAACAACCAAAGAAAGATTGAACTGAATTCTATCAGTTCTGAACTGTGGTTACATATGCCAGAGAAATTGGACTTGGTACTATGTATCCAGAAAATGAATTGAATCCAGATGGACTGGATTTCAAGAAATCGATATTTATTTCAATTAACAAAAAACCAGATGAAACCTAGAGAAATCGTGTGGAATCATTCAGCCACAGTTGGAATCTACTGAATAGATTGTGTAGTAGAAAAAGAGCTTGGAGCTTACAAGCTCACAATATCAATTGACTATGAAGAAGTCAGATATTTGACTTCGAACAGTTTAGAAATCTTACAGGAATTTTCATATGGATATATCGAAGGAATGGAAATGATGGCAGGATTTATAAAAGCAAACCTTTAATTCTTAATTAGTTATAATCATGGATATCAAAAAATACTTAATCGAGAGAAACTATCTCTACTGAATGTGTCAAATGACAGGTTATATGCCTGAAAATGAAGATTTATTCTACAAGCTGGATTGAGACAAAGCTAAGGAGCTATTTCAGGAAATTAAAGATTTATGGAAATCTGATAAGAAAAAATATATCGAGAAATACCAGTACATAACTGAGCTGGAACTATTCATCAATTGGAAATGATGGCTATATAGAGACTATCCAGATATATCAGATGAAAAAACAAATTGTAATACACTAGGTAAAGTCTGGGAAAAACTACATGACTTCAATATAAGTAAATTCAATTATGATACTCCAGAATGAAAATATTATTTCCAGACAATAGACTAGTTCAGAACTACAAAAACAAAAACAAAAAATTTTATTTTAACTTTTAATCATCATAAGCATGGAAAACTATAAAACACTAGGTCAAATGCTACAAGAAATTGTAGAGAATGAAGATAAATGGTACTCATTATTTGAGTTTTTACTAGAGAGTACTGATGAAGATAGAAAAATAGTACAGGATAAACTAGTAGACGCTGACTATAAACAATTTTATGAATTTATGGACTGATTCCATTTTGTAAACAGTCAAGAAGTATATTCTGCTGTATGTGAATATTATGAATATGTAATGGATAGACCACTATCTATGGGTGAATGTCCAGACATGTATGATATCGCAGATGATTATATCACAAATAAAAATCTCAGCCTTGATGAAGATTAGTTTTATATCTTATACCACATAATCATGAAACAAGAACTACATTGCTGGCAAATAGTCACAGAGACTAATTGAGAACTTGACTATCATAACATAGATAGTGAAGATGATGAACTTACTGATGATTTATATAATTCAATACTCAAATCCGTCAAATTTGAGAGTAAAATCCTAAGTATAACTAGGATAAATTAGAAAAAGAGTAGTCCTAACCTACTCTTTCTCTGTTAACCAACATATCCACCAATCATGGACAATTACTTATACATTTGGGAATAACTTTTACAAGTGTTTTTATCTTATTTTTTATTCATCATGACCGTTAAAAAAACATTATGAGACTGGCAACTCTTTGAACTTAGAGACCATAGGGACAATACAGCATGAGACCTAATTAAATGCTATTCTCCTTCACAACTATCTTATATGGACTGAATCGATGAAAGGACAGTCAAACTCAGCAGAAAATATCTTCCTGTTAGAGTAGATTCATGACCAGCAATGGATAGATATAGAAGGTGACAACAGACAAAACCTTACAGAATCATGTACATCAGACTAGACGAAATCAGAAATTTATATCATAAGAGAACATGAAATACACTGGAAATTGAATTATGAAGTAAATACTAGTTCAGAACTACGAAAACAAAAACAAAAAAAAGTCTTGACTATAGCTGGGAGATTGTTATCCTGTAATTGCGATGATGAATCGTATGGCGTGAAAAGAAAGGCGTAATCACAGTGAATTGAAATAGCTGTGGTTGGTATGGGATAAGGAATGCCTATGCCTTACGCCACCCAGAACAACTCAGCTATTCCAAATCACTGTTTTTATTTACCAAAAAAATTATATCATGAAAAAGGAAGAAATTACATTTACAGACGTTGTGGAGTGGATTGCTAGAAACTCAGACAACACTTTACGAATGGATAAGCTCAACAAGTTGACGTTTCCGTTCACCAGCAAGTACACTTTACAGAGTGGATTCGCAATACCTAAGGATGAGATGAAACATTACACAGTAGAAGAACTAGAACAAGAAGTGAACAAGCCATTTGAGTTTTAATTCTTAATTATTGATGTCAATGCTAGAACAATGATATTGAATAATGCCTAACGTTGTCTTATTTAGCAACGACTTAACCGACAAACAAAAACTATTGTATTGCTTAATTAGTAGTCTCTGTGCTGAAAAATGATTCTGCCGAGCAACTAATGAATACTTGTGAGAAATGCTTAACGCAGATAGAAGGACAATAGCAAGAAACCTATCAGTTTTAGAGAAAAAATGATTCATATCAATTGACCTAGTTCAGAACTACGAAAGAACTATAACCATAGACAAAAATGTCACAGGGGTATGACAAAAATGTCATGGGGGGGTATGACAAAAATGTCAACATAATAATATAATATATAATAATACAATAGAATATACATTTAGTGACTTCTGGAAGGATTATCCACATGCTAGGAAATGAAAGAAGTGAGAGTCTGAGCGTTATTTCAAAGAACAGCCTTGTGATGAAGTAAAGAAACAAGTATCCATTATGAAGTGGAAACTAAAGGCATGACTTATACAGTCTAAGTACATACCAGCATGTGAACGCTGGATTAGAGACTTCACACCAATCAATGATGACGTTATTAAACAAGACTTATACACTATATGTAAATGGCACTTAAACGCATGATGAGACATGAAACAACGTTCTCAGGAGCTAAAAGAGACATTCTGAGAACAACAAATTAACGAGATTGTAAAAGCAATCCAGCAGAAGGATAGTCCTAAAAATTTATTCCTTAACCAACAATAATCATGTACGAATTCAAACCTAAGACATGAATTCTGTATCCATCAGAGGCATTCGATGACTTCGAATGTATCATGACTGGAGAATTAGTCACAGTAGTGGCTGAATCCAATTCAGGTAAAACTACATTTGCCTTAGACCTTATCAAAAGAAATGCTGGTAAGATAAAGGGATTCTATATCAATCTGGAATTCCCTATGGAGACAATGTGGCAATCCAGATGGCTATGGATGAACCATAAATCTAAAAGCTGTCTGACTAATCTGGAGCTACTCACAGATGAAGAGAAGGATGATATGGCTAAGTTCGTATCAAGTAACCTAAGTAAGTACAAGTACTACAACAATCCAAATTGAGTGAGTCTTCAGAAATTACAGCAGATTATAGAAGTCTCAGCAATGGACGGATATAAACTGATAGTGATAGATTCCTTCTCAATGATAGAAGGTAATTCATGAAACGACGCTAGATGAAACCAGAATAAGTGTATGAAGGCTTTACAAGAGCTGGCACAAAAGCTGGATATAGCAATAGTTGTACTTCACCACACTAACCGTCAAGGTACATGGGAAGGTTCACAGAAAATTATGGACTTATCCAATGTGATGATAGTGATATCTAAAGAAGTAGACGCTGAATGAGAAGAGTATAGGAACTATGCTTTAATTAAAGACAAATACGTTACTAACAGAGACGTGGATGTCTATTACAGATGATGAAAATATGAAAGATTTTAATCGAAGAGATAAGTATTCAGATTTCGACGCAATAGAAGATATACAGGTACTGGCAAGTCAACCTAACTGGTGTATGATAAGAACCAGAAAGCTAATGCCTACCTTATGGTTCATGCAGGACGCATGATGGAAAATCTGGGAGTTGACTTCGGATGACGAATATATATCTTGAATAAAATTTGAGGCTAATATCCTAACATACTATAAGCCTAAACATTTATTACTTAACCAATCATGAACATGGAAAACGTAGATGTAGACTTGTTCAACAAAGAACAACGACCGTTCAATTATGACGGTGACTGTCTCGAATTCTGAGCGTATCTATACGAGACATGAAGAATCGACGATTCAGATGAACAATATGAGCGTCGAAGAGATGACCAGTTAGAAAAAGAGCTTTTATATGAATGTGAATATGAGCCATGATAGACGAGGCAAGACTAGAGCTAGATAGAATGCTCATAAGACAGAACAGGATTCTCGACCTGAGGAAGAAATACGAGAAATGCCATAATCAACAGATTAGACAATGCTTACAAAAACAAATAGATTACTTACAAAAACAACAAGAACAAAGAAAATCTTTATTACTTAAAAGAAAATAACCATGACAACTAAGCAAACTGACAAACAATTAGTAGAAAAAGCTATAGATATCAAGGGTAAAAAGTACGTATTGGTGTCTGATAGAGTACTCTACTTCAATGAAAACTATCCTAACGGTTCAATCGTTACTCAGAGAATCATGACTGACGACCCAACGTTAGAGGTATTCAAAGCTACAGTCACTCCAGATTGTGACCATCCTGAAAGATACTTTACGGCATACTCACAAGCTAAACGATGAGACTGATTCATAAACAAGACATCAGCACTCGAAAATGCCGAGACCAGCTCCGTTTGACGTTGCTTGGCACGGCTCGGAATTGGGGTCATCGATTCAATTGCCAGTTTAGACGAGATAACTAAGGCAGAGAATCAATCTAAGATGACTTCTAAGAAGGAGACGAAGAAGATTACAGAAGAATGACCATTCAAGGATGATGAGACTCGATATGATAAGGCACTCAAATGAACTAAATTCATGACTGAGTGCCTAGATGAGCTAGACTTTATGAAGAAAATTAAAGCTAGAGTCAAAGAAATCTGAGAGACAATGACTGCTGAGCAGGAGAAAAATCTCAGAATAGCATACCAGAATGCTAAAGCTCTGGAACAAATTGCTTTATCTACTAATGATATAATCTAATGAACTTACGAAACCAATTGATTCCATCATCTGACAACAATGGTAAAGATGATTTAAGACAGTCAGAAGAGACTATTACTATCTTCTTATGAGACCATAAGTCTGGAGTAGAAGTAAAGGCGTATCATGATACGGCATTCAACTTCCTGAGAAATATGGTTGACATCTTCTGAGACGTAGCTGAGAAGATTGACTGTGAAAGATGAGAGAAGTTAGTACTTCTAAATGACTGGGTCGACTCTATCTGAACATTAAGAGATAAACGATTCGGTGAATTTAATAGAGAAGACAAAAAAGATAATGATGACGATGATGAGTAGCATGATTTTATGACGAATAATGCTAGGTGGTATCGTCTCACAAAATCAAATGCCGAACATTGATACGGTGGAGGTGGAAAATCCTCCACTGTATGAAGGCACTGCGTCTTGGTATGATTACACTCTCAATATAAACTGAGAAATCAGAGAATGGAGTAAATCACATGATACATGTGCCTTACGTATCTATGAAAGATACAAGACTTATAAGGTATGTACTGAGGATAAGTGTATTACATGTTATCACAATGACTATGGTCCTGCCAGACAGGATAGAGTAATAGACCTATCATCACATGCCTTCAAGCAACTGGCACCACTTAAGTTGGGGTTAGTACATGTAAAAGTTTTTATTCTTGATTAATATAAGCATGACACAAGCAAACGAAACTAGAACCATGCTAGATGAGTATGGTGACCTAACTTCTTATGGAAAGAGGACTATCATTAAGTATGTCCTATGGGGAATACTAATCATTGTATTCCTACGTATCATCTTCTGATGATTCTTTACAGTGAAATCTACAGAAAGAGCTGTAGTATCTACATGGTGAGCTGTAAATAGAGTATCATGAGAATGATTACATTTCAAAGTTCCTATAATGGAGACTGTAAAATTCTATTCTATAGTTCCACAACAGATGTCCATGAATATTCCTGTGTGAGACGCATGAGCTATCACTAAGGATAATCAGACTATCTGAGTGGATATTACAATATTCTATAGATATGATGATAAGGATATCGTGAATATCGCTAAGAACTATGGTACTAAGGTACTAGAAGAAAATCTAAAGCAGAATGTTATTAAGGCATTCAAAGAATCTGTAGGTAAAATGACCATCTTCGATGTGGCTGAGAAACAGAGCGAACTTAACTCGTCAACATTAGAATTGGCTATCAAGTACGTTAATAACTATCCAGTTACTATAGATGATATTCAGATTACTAATTATGACTGGTCTGCTGAATTTGACAAACAGATTCAAGAAACTATGAGAATAGCACAGGAGGCTAAACAACAGGAACAAAACCTTAAGAAGATTGAGATTGAGGCTCAGCAACAGGTAAAACAAGCAGAGGCTGAGAAACAAGCAAAGATTATTAAGGCTGAGGCAGAGAAGGAGGCACAACAACTACAAGCTGAGGCACTCAGAATTAAATGAGAATGAGAGAAGGCTTATAACGACCTTATCACTGCTAAACAGGTAAATATGGAGTATCAGATTAAAATGAGAGAACTGGATATTGAGGAACAGAGAGTTAAGAATTGGGATGGACATTATGTATCTACTAATAACTACTGACCAATCCCTGTGGCAAGTTCTACATTACAATGAAGATAAGATGAAGAGGTTATTTGATTTATTTGTATGGTTATCATTCATCTCTATCGTAGCCTTCTTCGTATGGCTACGGTATGAGGTGAGTATACCAGCTTTATATATGTAGTATAACATCATGAACAGATGTAGAAAATGCTGACACCCTATAGAGGAAGGTAACCATCTCTGGTGTAAAAAACATAGTCAAGAGGTTACAGACGAGCTCAGATGATTACATAATCACTGATTCGATTATTATTTCGATTTTTATCAACGTAACAAAATACAATCATGGCAAACATTCGAGAAACTTTCAGGAGCTACTGCGAAAAAAAGCAGAATATCAAGTTTCCTGAGCAAACTGAATCCTTCGAGGAGCTAACTAAAACTTCAAGACAGGAGTATCAACACAATTACTATCTTAGTCACAAGAGAAAACTATCTGAATATGCTAAGAACTACTATCAGAAGAATAAGGATAGAATCTCTTGTGGCCTGACTAAGTTCCAACAGCTATTGTACAACTATTATCTCAGCACTAACTTTCAATGAGTAATACCTGCCTTACAAAGTACAGCTATAGTGTTATGAAAAACTACAGCACAGATATTCAGAAGTACAGAATCATTAGTGAAGAAGTGAAAGCTGGAG